CAGCCCCACTGCAGGCGATTATTTAGATCGCTTGCGCTTTGCGGTCTGGCGGCCTTTAAGGGGTAATTCCCTTGCAGGCGGCCTAAACCGTTCCGACCACCACAATAGGTGTATCGGGTAAAGCCCATCGGCCGGTGGAAACCAGCCGACCCACTTCCGCACATAGGCATGTCGGAAGACCTGTACCACTGATGTCTGAGCGGCGGTCTGGCTAGAACTTTTGCGGGTTAACTCCCACGGCCCCTTGAACAGCACTTGTGAGTGCTTATTCAGGAACCACAGGTAGTATCCGCGCGAGTCAACAAACTTCTTGGCCCTTGTTTTTGGAACGTAGGCCTTGAAGCAAGCTAGCCATTTGCCTGACCAACCCCGTTTGTTCTTACGGGGCTGTCTCAGAAGTCTTAGGCGGCGTGCCACATCCGGGTCAATCCAAACTCCGGACATGGTACTCTCCTGATAGGGCACGAGCGGCAAATTAAACTCCTCTACTAAGGAAAAGAGGAATGCCTCAAGCGCACTACCAGGAAAGGTTAACCCCAGCAACGTGTTTACAAAATGGCAGACGGAAGCTTTACGCTTATCCAACTGCCGCACGTACACTGGAGTCACGTCAATACCGTTAAAACTGTCTACGCCGCAGGACTCTCGAAAGGGCCCCGAAGCGTAAGTTTTGTCAGAGTTAACGGTGAACCCAAGGAAACCTGTCAACGCCACAAAAGGCTCATAGAACGCCCTGTTTATGATGACATCGTCACCATAGACCAGAGAATTCCGGGCCCCTACGGCATGACAAGCAGCAGCAAACAAGAGGGTCTCAATGGTAAACGTGCTTCCATTCCCCATACTGGAGAACTTGGCATAGACACCACCGTTCACGTCCTTAATGCGCCACATTGGGCTACGGACGTCAGCCAGATACCTGTAGAAGTCAACCGGAAACAACCAGCTGACAACATTATAGGCAATCGTGTCTGAAGCTTTGCTAAAATCGACAGTAACATCACCATCAACTCTAGAAGCATGAACACAGGCCCTCTGATTCAAAGACTGGTTGGACAAATCGATACCAAACGCGCGAAGTCTGCGCTTGGTCCACGCATCAAACGCCAGCTGCAAGGGTAAATTTCCCTCAGGCTCGCAAGCGATCGTGCGGTCCGTTTTCCAGTTCTTCGGTACAGTCTCAACGCGATTCAGATGACAGTCTCGAAACCTCGGCGCCCTAAACCCGTAGTAACGGTATAAGGCGTAGAGATAACGGCGTGCTCTTGGTGTTGAATAGAGCTTCATCTTCAGTTTAAACTGAGGCAGACTGTCAATACGCGGTGTGTGTGCCGTTGCACCCGCTGTTACTCTAACCAATGACGGTAAGTCGTTGATAAACGAGTCGAAATCCCCCAGAACACTACTTATGTAGTGCTTCATCTTACAGATCTGGGTGAAATAAGGCTCCGAAAGGAGGTGTTCCTTACCCACGTACTTCTGCAAGCGGCGATTTGTTTCTGAACACTCCATCTCTGCGTCAAGAAAAGACGCGAGGGCAGCATTCTTACATTTCGCTCTTACTGACAGTAGGACGTTCTTCTTATAGAACGCCTCTACTTGCCGGAGGAATCTCCACTCGCCGATTGTCGGCTTGGCCCAATCATAGAGTTGAGTGCATGACGCCAACTCGGGGTAGTTCCGAGCCCTGAGATAACCCAAGACCCGGGTCTTCAACCCGGAATCAACGTCGTGTTGGTCAGAAATATAATGACGACACGCGTCGTTCACCATATCCAAAGGTTCCATTTCTTGAATCCTTTCATTTAGGTTTGAGTCTAGCCCGTGTGAAGGCAGCTAGAACCCTGCATAACAGCGTCAACGCCCGAATAAGGGCAATTAGCGCTGCAAGCAAAATTACCAGCTGCTCTCCTAGGTTTAACTCAACCAATTCTGTGAGTTGACCGAAGCACCAAACTCGTCCCCCGCAGTTATATCGCGGTGGTAAGCGAGTGCAATGGCCACATCCGCCGCCTGTCCATTGACAGGATAACGGACCACAGTTTCAATGCTGACCTTCGATGCAAGAACATTACCATCAGCATCAACGGTCGCCACTAAAGTGCGGAAACCGTATTCTGCCAAGGCAGTGCTCGTCGCGGGTACTTTCCGCTTTTCAATCACCAGCTCTGGTTTCAGAACTGTATGGTTGGCGAGCGTACTCGTGCGTGAGTTCCCATTCTGGGCAAACTCGGTGAGGACAGTTGTCATTGCTGCCATACTTTTACCTCCTGGCCCTCACGGGCCCTGTTACCCTCTGGACGATGATGCTTAGTAAATCAGTAATTTTAGCACCATTTATCCTGAAGGTCTGATGTGGGGTGATTGGAACGGCACACGGTTGACGAACTACAAGACTCGCAGTGCACTGGCTTTCTTGCCAGATTGTGCAGGCTACACATGTGCTTTTCAGCCGAATCAACTCTGTACTAAGAGTCTTTTCAACCTTAACACTGTAACCCGCAGCCGCAGTGTAATTACTCTGCGTTGCGAGGAAGGAAAGGGCTTCTAACGACTTACCAACCGTCAACACCCAGTCAACGACGAAACTAAGGGAGGTTAACTCCCACGCCGTTACTACCGGGTTAAATGTCAACTTCGGCACATCGATATCTGCCGTAACACTACCCCTGATACCAATCTCCTTACGAACCACCTGTTTCACGAGGAGGTCATAAGAGACACTGGTATACTGGAGGTCGCTGTACTCAGTTGTAACCGATGTATCACCGGCTTTTTCTGAATACCGAGTACGGGACTCATTCCAGGTATTGATCCTCTTGTTGATGTCTTCGACATCATACAATAAGGTTCGCCACCCGTACCTGAGCTCCATCCAGTTGCCCGCAAGTAGGTCCTTAATAAGGAATACCGCCTTCTCTTTCTTACGGAGACGACGGAACACCTCTAGGGCCTTCCGCAAGCGACGCTCGTTCAACAATACGCCTAATTTCTTGGCGCAGTCTACGAACATCTGTCTGGTCTCGAGCAGCTCACTAAGAGCTGTCAGCGCGTCATACGAAGACGAGTAGATCTTTGCCGCCGCATCCTGTACATACATATCGTATGGTTCAGGCGCGAGGGCTTGACACTGCTCTTCCTCGATGACCCAATCTTGGATCTCTGACCAAAAATCGGGGTCACGGTACCACCTGTCGGTATAACCCGACGAGTAGGTGTCCGCGTAGCCTCCACCTTTGGTCTTCCCAGTCACCGTGAAGCGTTTCCACGGAGTCATGGGAATGAGTTCTCCTCGATTGGTTCGAGTGTGGAACTGTGGAGTGTCCCAGCCGTTCACGTATGTTGTCAGCACGCTCTCCAAATTTGAGAACGGGCCTATCAACACTGGTGTTCCGTTGGGTAAGCGTTTCCGCCATCGTTTTCCACTGATGGTATTCGACGCATCACTCTGATGGTTCCTCCTTCGTAGATCTTTCGCTAATATTCGCAAGCTTCCCCCTTTCGGGAGTTGCCCCGTTTATTAGCGTCTCCCTAGTCAATCCGACGCCCACTGTCGTCGGCGTTCCGGAGCCTTTGATTAGGACATGGCTTAAATTGCCACGCTGGTCCCCCCTTATGGGGGAC